GCAGATATCGGTGGTGGACCTGGGGGTTGGGCTCACCGTGCCCCTTCATGGGGTAGACCTCACTGCTTGATAGAGTGCCGGCGGATGCCTCAGGTAAGAGTATAAAATCCGTTGTTCACTAACATGGAAAAACAGATTGCATACTATTTAAAAAAAGAAAAACAAAGAAATGGGTGGACAGAACTGGTGGTAGGAGAAAGCTATACGAAAATAACCACACTCTCTGGAAAAACCTATCGAGGTACTTGGGAAATGGAGAAGCGGTCAAATCCTTATGGAACCTACCTTCCCAGACCTAGTCCTCAACAGCTCACTGCCATACACCCCCACCCCGTGGTGAATTGTAAGGTGATGGAGTACAAGGAGAAGGACCCTAATTATGGCGATTGCCCGAATACGAATGGGGTGTTTATCGATGAAAAGGGTAGAAGGCTGAGTAGCCCCCCATTGGGTATCTGGAAGATAAGATTGGATTATGGTGATCTGGTAAATATAGACAGACCAATTCCTGCTAGTGGGAAAAACTCTTATCGAGTCGAGACCTGTAGCGGAGAGCTGGCCACCGTAACACTGACACACGATAGGGTACTTGTGGAAGACTACAGGGGACTTTACCAATGGAAACCCAACTGTGAAGGAATGGTGCTCTACGTGAAAACTTGTTCTGATTGGGCAGACCAGGTGGAAAAACAGGAGAAGGAAAGCCCCCCGAAACCTCAGCGACCACCAAGGCGGGATCCCCGAAAAGGATTACAACCACAAGTCCCCAAAGAAACTGAGGTCACAGAAAAGAAGAGACAACCTAGTGTCACTTTAGTGTCAGGGGGACAGAAAGCCCAGGTCATCTATAAAGGTAAGACTAAAAACAAAAAGACACCGGATGGAGTCTATAAGTATCCAGGAGCTAGAGAAGGGGATGTAGTAAAGGTCAGGAAGATGCTGAAGAACTGGCATATAGCCTTAGTAATGTACTTAATATATATTATAACTCCAAGTTTTGCCAAGGTCCAGTGGTTTTTAAAGGATGAAAATTCGTCAGGAATTAACCAGGTATTATGGAGAAGACAGATCAACAGATCCCTACATGGGGAGTGGCCTAACCAGATTTGCCATGGCATGCCAAATGAAACTATCACTGACGAGGAATTACGCAGTTTAGGAATGATAGATACAAGCCCTAGAACAAACTATACTTGCTGTCAGTTGCAATATCATGAATGGAAGAAACATGGTTGGTGCAATTACCCACAAAAACAGGCTTGGATCAGGAGAATAGCGACCCTGCAAGCCAACCTCACCGGAGCTTATAAGGGACCTGAGTGTGCTGTCATCTGTCGATTTAACGGCACCTATAACATTGTGAGACAGGCCAGAGACGAGGTGAGTCCACTGACAGGGTGTAAGGAAGGGCACCCTTTTCTATTTTCTGAGGAAAGGTCCGACACCTCGTGCTTGAGGCCGCCCTCCACTAGTTGGGTGAGACCAGTGAAAATGGATGAGGCATCGATGGCTGACAGCTTCGCCCACGGGGTCGATAAGGCCATAATATTAATCAGAAAAGGGGCATCGGGAATTATCAATTTCCTAGACACTATTGGGAGATGGTTACCGGTGACTGAAGCAGCTATAGTACCATATTGCGAAACCTACACTGTGACAGGGATGTATGTCCATGTAAAGAATTGTCTTCCTAGAGGGCTACCTAAGCATTCAAAAATAATCTCCCCAACAATGATATACCTGGGGGAAGGCGACCCGGCCCATAACATCCAGCACTTATTCGGCTCAGGTATAGCAAAGTGGGTCCTAGTCTTACTCGGGATCCTGGGTGAGTGGTATGGAGAATTAGCCTCTACAATTTACTTACTACTTGAGTATGGGTCTGAGTGGTTGGAACATGAAAGTCTGGTCACAGAAGGGCTGTTCCCGGGTATTAATATTACAATAGACCTCCCGGCTAGCCACACAGTACCTGGTTGGGTGTGGGTCGCGGGCCAGTGGGTATGCGTGAAGCCAGATTGGTGGCCCACACAGGTCTGGATCGAAACCGTGGTGGCAGAAGCCTGGCACATATTAAAAATCCTAGCATCGGCCTTGGTGAATATAGTCACTGCATTTGTGAACCTAGAACTGGTCTATTTGGTTATAATACTAGTCAAGATATCAAAGGGGAACTTGATAGGTGCCATATTATGGTGCCTGTTACTGTCTGGGGCTGAGGGGTCGTGTCTAAAAAGGCAAGACTACTACAACGTCCAGCTAGTTGTCGAAGAAAAGACTGGCGTAGAAAAACGGTCTATAATGGGCAAGTGGACAGTGATAACTAAGGAAGGCCAGGAACCAAGATTAATGGAGCAGATAAAGATGGTGTCAAATAAAAGTGTGACAGAAATTTACTGCTATAATGGGCTCAATACTAGCAGTTGGGGGCGGCAACCGACAAAACAGAGAGGGTGTAGCCAAATAGTGCCCTATTGGCCTGGTGACAATGTCCTAGAAGAACAATACTATAGCACGGGTTACTGGGTGAACGCAACAGGCAGCTGTCAGCTTAGGGAAGGCGTATGGCTATCAAGAAAGGGCAATGTACGGTGCCAGCGTAATGGCACATCCTTGATACTGCAACTGGCGATAAAAGAAGACAATGACACTATGGAAATACCGTGCGACCCAGTGGAAACAGAAAGCATGGGTCCTGTGGCACAGGGTACTTGCGTGTACAGCTGGGCAGTCGCTCCAAGAGGGTGGTACTATAATAGGAAAGATGGTTACTGGCTGCAGTATATAAAGAAAGATGACTACCAGTACTGGACTAAAATGCCTACTGCCTCGTCTGCAGCAACAATGTACCGCCATCTGCTTCCTTTATTGGTGGCCTGCCTCATGGGCGGCAGGATATCGGTGTGGATTGTCGCAATGCTCCTATCTCTACAGGTGGAAGCTAGTGAAGTGGGCACTAAGCAACTGGCCGTCACACTAACTCTATGGAAAATGGACTGGACGGAATTACTCTTCTACATCATCATAATGTTAGCCGTCAAGGAAGACCTCATAAAGAAAATAGTGACTGCAAGCCTTGTAACCTTGAAAAATAGTCCAGTAGCCTTGAGCTTTCTCATTGTACTCAGGCTTGTGGGGGGCAGCGAAGCACTCCCAGTGGGCTTACTACTAGAAAAAATGTGCATAGACCAACCAGAGTTTGGAACTCCCTTCTTGATCTACTTGTGGGACAATTGGAAATGGACTGTCCTAGTCAGTTTCTCTGCACTAAACCATGAAAAAACTATAAGACTGGCAAGGAAGCTGCTATTGGCAACACATATAACAGCGCTCACGTTGACTGGTCTAAGTGATTCAATTTTTTATATCATGCTTATAATGACTAACCTATTAATAAAGACATTCATATATCTATTGGGGGTCAGCATAAATTGGGTTGAGAAAGAAAAAAAGAGGTTACTAGTAAAGAGGAAGCTAATATATAAGAAAACCGCAATCTGTAATCAGGACGAGAATGAATTGGAGAACAAGTTCAACAAGATATCCGTTAATGCGGACTTCACCCCATGCAAGCTTGAATTATTACAACTACTCAGGGCTTTTTTAGTTTCCCTATGTTTTTCCTACTACAAACCCCTCCTGTATGCAGAGACTACCCTAACTGTCATAGTAATTGGCGTGCAGGAATACAATGTGGCAATGGCACGTGGGCGAAGCGTGGTTCATAAATTATTAGCCATGGCATATTATGTATATGGTCACATACAGGGCAATATGTTCCAGCTCGCCAGTATCCAGTGCCTGTTGTCAAGCCCAAGGAAAATCATGAAACATATGATAGAAAACCCAATCCTTAGGAAGTTCTGGCAAGGTGAAACAGAACTCTACAACCAGGGTGTCAATCAATCTAAAATAGTAAACCCAAAGAAAATCGGGCTGGAAGAATTACATAAAGGTATGTGCGGCCTACCAACTGTAGTACAAAATTTGGTCATATATGCAAAGAAGAATGACTCTCTTATATTAGGAGAATTGGGCTATCCCCCTGGGGATCTCACCAGTGATGGGTGGGAAATTTTAGGCCCCGGCAGAATTCCGAAGATCACCAATGTTGAGTCTGCCAAGATGGACTTACTCTCCAAACTCATGACCTTTCTGGGGATTGAAAGCTCAAGAGTCCCCAGAACCCCAATCCACTCAACAAGGAAATTACTGAAGATAGTGAGAGGCTTGGAAACTGGGTGGGGGTACACTCACGCAGGGGGGATTAGTAGTGCAAAACATGTCACAGGTGAAAAAAACTTAATGACCCACATGGAGGGCAGGAAGGGCAAGTACATCTTACAATCCCAAGAACATGGTGCCGATGAGGTAGAGTATGGAGTAAAAACTGACCAAAGAGCGCCCGACAACGCCTTATGTTACTGCTTTAACCCTGAAGCCACAAACATAAAGGGAGAAACAGGGGCCATGGTGTTCATGAAAAAGATAGGAAAAAAATGGACCCTTGTAACATCAGATGGTAACAAAGCCTACTATAATGTAAACAATCTGAAAGGGTGGTCCGGACTACCAATAATGCTGCACTCCACCGGGGCCATAGTAGGGAGGATTAAATCGGCATATTCAGATGAAAACGACTTGGTGGAGGAGCTTATCGACTCCAGGACTATCAGTAAGAGTAATGAGACAAACCTGAACCACCTTATTAAGGAATTGGCAGATATGCGGAGGGGGGAGTTCCGCTCAATTACCCTTGGAACGGGTGCTGGGAAAACCACAGAACTGCCCAGGCAATATCTCACAACAGTAGGTACACATAAATCTGTACTAGTCCTGGTCCCTCTAAAAGCACCCGCCGAAAGTGTCTGCCGCTTCATGAGGTCTAAGTACCCTACCATTAACTTTTCTTTAAGAGTGGGAGAGCGGAAAGAGGGAGACGTGAGCAGCGGTATCACCTATGCTACTTACGGATTTTGCTGCCAGCTTAACCTAGTTCAACTCAAAGAGTGGATATCCAGGTACTCAATGGTGTTTTTCGACGAATACCACACGGCAACCCCGGAACAGATAGCTATAATAAGCAAGATCCACGCACTGAAAGTTAAAACCAGGATAGTGGCCATGTCAGCAACTCCCCCGGGCACCGTGACAACTGAAGGCAGGAAATTTGACATCGAAGAAGTCGGGGTTGCCACAATAGAGAAGGGAGAGGAACCAAAAAGGGGGCGTGTAGCGGTCGCCGGCATGCAGGTCCCGTTGGAAGATTTGACAGGGAAGAATTGCCTGGTATTCGTGGCAACCAAAGAAGCCGCGGAGACGGAGGCCAAAGAGCTGCGTGCCAGAGGAATCAACGCAACCTATTACTATTCAGGTATAGACCCCAAAACTCTGGAACATGGGATGACCAACCAGCCATATTGTATTGTGGCCACAAATGCCATCGAATCGGGCATAACCTGTCCTGATTTAGATGTGGTCATAGATACCATGCAGAAATACGAAAAGGTAGTGAATTTCTCAGCAAAGATGCCCTTGATTGTCACATCATTAGTAAAGAAAAAAATCACCAGGGAAGAACAGGGCCAGAGGAAAGGTCGAGTGGGCAGGCAAAAGAAGGGAAAATATTATTATCCTTCGGGGGTGGTACCGAATGGATCAAAAGACCTTAGCTATCTAATCCTGCAGGCCCAAGAGTATGGTGTCCTGGAACAAGTTAACATAACAGAGTACTTCATAATAATGAATGAGGACTGGGGTCTTTACGACGTAGATGAGGTAGAAGTGAGAATACTGGAGAGAATGAACAAGGAAATCTTGCTTCCGCTAGGCATCGTGGAGAAGCAAATCCTGGAAAGAAGTACTCACCCGGAAAAGGTGGCACTGTTGTATAATAAATTAGTACAAAAAAGCCCCATAGTATACCCTAGAGTGCAGGAGGGTGAGGTTAGTAAGGAATATAATACCCACAATCTGGCCGTGTATGACAAGCTAAAAGATGTCAATCCACAGGCCATTTATGTCCTAGCAGAGGAGGAAAGAGCCACAGAGATGATGGGCCTCGAGTTCGAACAAGATCCATCCGACTTACAGGATTCAGTAGTCCAACTTTGTGAAGACATCAAGAGGTATACAAAACTCTCTGGGATCACTGAGAAATTACTAGTAGGTACAATGGTGGGGTACATAGGATATAAAGCCCTAACCAGAAACCACGTGCCCTGGGTTAGTAAAGAGTATTGCTATGAGCTGACTGATTCACCTGATACTTACGAGAACTCATTTGCACCTTTAGATGTCGATATCCAAAACCCCGGTGAAAGTAAACACCCAGAACAACTGGCAGATCATCAACTGAGGCAATTACTGGAGACTGGGAGAGACAAGGCAATCGACTTCCTAAAAGGAGTCCGCGAGTTCACTAGTGGGGCTATAAATAGCCCAAAAGCACTGAGTATATGGGAGAAAATATATCAGTACTTGAGGAAACATCAGGGCGAGATCATCTCATCAGCGGCGTGGGGCAGCGCAACGGCCCTTCACGACAGTATCAAATCTAGGTTAGGGGATGAGGTAGCCACCGCAGTAATAATTCTTAAGTATTTAGCATTTGGTGAAAGAGAATTGTCCGGACTGACCAGGCAAGTCTTAATTGACATCATAGTATATTATATAGTCAACAAGCCCCGGTTCGAAGGAGATGACTATGCGAAGAGAAAGGGGAGAAGACTGGTCATTGAAGTCTTGATGGGGGCACTGGCAACTTATGCAGTGTCAAATTTTTGGGGCGTGTCTGTTAATAAGATACTACAACCAATATCTGATTATCTACCTTATGCTACCGCCACTTTAGCTTTCCTTCGCCCAACTTTCATGGAATCAGCGGTGGTGGTCGCTTCTTCTATTTACAGAGCCTTTCTCTCCATTAAACATGCAGAAAACAGGAGTCTCGTTACGCAGGTCGCCTCTGCCGCTCTTGAAGTCATGGGTTTGACCCCAGTATCAGCTGGCCTAGGCGTCCTGCTGGGGCTTGGGCTGTGTGTGCTCCATATGAACATTGACAAGAATGAGGAGAAGAGGACACTGATATTGAAAATGTTTGTTAAAAACTTTATAGACCAGGCAGCACTAGATGAGTTAGACAAACTGGAGCCAGAAAAAATAATCCTCTCATTGTTGGAGGGCATCCAAACTTGCACAAACCCAATCAGAGCTATTATGATTTTATACAGAGTGTATTACAAGGGAGAATCGTTTACAGAAGCCTTGTCTAAGATGGCTGGAAAGTCCCTCATAGTGATGGTCATTGTCGAGTTCCTGGAACTGACGGGCCAGACCCAAGGGGGGTATATAGACCTTAGTGCCAATCTGCTGACTTTTCTTTTGGAAAAACTGAAAAAGATGACCAACCTCGCCATAGGGGAGGCCAGAAAGGCCTTACTCCCTATTCCATACTTGTACTGTGAAACCTGGCAGTCTGACGCCAGAATCAAGGCCCCGGAATCCTACGACCAGGTGGCAGTGGAATGCAGATGCGGTGCTTCCGCAAGATACTCCTTTCACCACGGGGTTCATGAGGTATTGGAAGAAAAAATGACCAAGTGGTGTAAGAACTTCTTCCTATGGGGACCTAATTTTTCCAACCCGGATCCAAAGAGGATGACATTCTATGAATGCGGTCAAGCAAGAAAGTGTCCCGTAATCATAATGGGCGAAGACATAACCTTTGGTAAATATGGTATATATGTCAAATTTGGCCACGGGCCTGATGGGAGAAGATTAATAAGGGGCACCACCCATGCCACCATCAGCAGGGAGGAGCTGCTAGAAATCCTAACGGCCCCAAGTCAAGTAGCAATAGGTAAAGTCAAGCTGACAGATTACTGCAATCAAAAGGGAATGATAGATAGGAAACTGGCTGTACTTGAAGGTGACAAAATACATTTCTGGAAAGCACATCGTGGGTCCAAGATCACGGATCAACTCACCATTGAGAGTCTGACAGATGACTTGGGGTCGGAAATCAGGGATATCACATGGGAGCTGTACACAGGTGGGACATGCACCGTAAAAGGAATATCCCTTAGGTCGTGCGCACCAGGGCAACGAAACAAGGCCACGGTTTTGTGTGATTGTACCGATGTGCTAAGCCCCTGCTATCTAATTAATGGCAGGAGACCATCCCCGTTTGACGTCGTAGAAGGTTATGAGTGCCACCATCGGAAGCCTCGAGCGACGTATGAAGACCTAGAGATGGAAGAAATACTAAAGAGACGGGTTCCTGTCTACGACCCTCTTTGTCTGTTCGACATTGACAGTAAACTACTGCCTCCCGACACTTATTATTTGGAAGAGGATCGAGAAGACTTTGAGTATGCGTTGAGGTGCTGGGGCCTCGGGGTTTATGTAGTGGACGGGTCCGTCACTTCCCCCCCAGATATAAGAATACACCACAGCTCCGTACTGCTGCTACTGACACCTGGAGTGGACTCTGAGCTACACTTGCAGTATATACTTTGTTACTCTCACCAGGCAGAGGTGGATATCTACATTAGGGGTCAACTTCTAGAGGAGGAAAATACTGCCACGGAAGCGGAAGGCTTTCAGGAGGGCGGTGATGAAGGGACGGGTGACGTGGTGGCAGAAGATGAGGACACGTTGTCCACAACAGAATCAATACCCCCGCTAGAAGAGGAAGAAGGAGGTGGAGAGCTAATTACCTATGTGGTTATCAGGGGATTGCAAGAAGAAAGATACACTAGCCATCTCAAATTGAATGACTGGATCAGTGAAAATATTTCGGAGCCACATAGAGTCCAAATCATGCTTGACGGAACAGTGAGAGTCACAATAAAAGAGGGCAAAGTGAAACACCTATTTGGGGTCTACAGAATAGAGAACTCCCTGGAAGCAATGTTCAAAGAGACCATAGCTGACCTCCCCACAGCCACCCAACCGCCCAGAGGGCCGATCTACACGGCCAAAGAATTGGCCCAGGGGAATATTGCCCCAGTCCAACCTGCAGCAAATTATTATGGAATGATAGAGGGGAGAGGGGACCCGATGACAGCGTTCGAAGCCTTATCGGTCCTGCGGTCACAAAAAGTCTTAGCCAAGGAAGTGAAAATAAGTACTCGCAAGGCACAGGCTTTTCTAAATAAAGTCAGGAGAACTGCTGAGATCAGGGCCTCGGAATTGGCATTAAAACGCTTACCGGTACTCGGAAAAATAAATGGGAGAAAATTGATTAGAGAGGAAACTAATATCCCCAACCAAAGGTTGGCATCGATAATGACTTCAATAGGAATCAGATTAGAGAAACTGCCGGTGGTCAGAGCAAACACCTCCGGCCCTAAGTTTAGGCAATCAATCTTAGAAAAAATGGATAAATATGAAAATGAACAAGTTCCAGAGTTACATGAGAAGATGTGGGCGGCTTTTCTGGTGACCGCCCGACAAGACTTAAGAAATACATATGAGGAAGTAACTTACCCTGAACTGGAGATCGGAATCAACCGGAAGGGAGCACCAGGTTTTTTTGAAAAAGAAAGTTCAATAGGAGAGGTACTGGAAAAGAAGGAAAAAATTGATGTCGTGATCCGAGAGATTGAAAAGGGCACTCACTTATATTACGAAACGGCCATGCCAAAAAATGAGAAAAGAGATGTGCTTGATGATTGGTTGTCAGAGGATTTCGTCACTTACAAGAAACCACGTGTGATACAGTACCCTGAGGCAGTCACCCGATTGGCCATCACCAAAATAATGTACAAGTGGGTAAAGCAGAAACCTGTAGTGATCCCTGGCTATGAGGGGAAAACCCCGATTTTTGAAATATTTGAAAAAGTTAGTGCAGATTGGGCTCAGTTTAAAAACCCAGTAGCAGTCAGCTTCGATACCAGGGCCTGGGATACTCAAGTAACGAGAGAGGACCTCAAACTGGTAGGGCGGATACAGAAATATTACTACAAAAAGAAATATTGGAAATTCATTGACAACTTGACTACCATGATGGAGGAAGTGCCCGTAATCACTGTAGAAGGAGACATGTTTCTCAGGGTCGGACAACGCGGGTCTGGACAGCCCGACACCTCAGCAGGTAATTCCATATTAAACGTGCTAACAATGCTAGTAGCTTTCTCCGAATCTACAAACTTGCCCATAGCAGCTGCCTGGAGGGCCTGTCGTATCCACGTCTGTGGAGATGACGGCTTTCTAATCACAGAATCAGAATTAGGGAGGAAATTCGCTGAAAAAGGTGTCCCCTTGCTAGCTTCATTCGGCAAACCCCAAAAAATCACTGAGGGGGCAAGCTTAAAGATAACTAGCAACTTTGATGGAATAGAGTTTTGCAGCCACTCCCCCATCAGAGTCCAAACACCAAACATAAGGTGGATGCCGGCGAGGCCCACAGCAACAATTCTAGGGAAAATGAGTACCAGGCTGGGTGAGGGTGCCACCAGATCGGGAGAAGAGTATGAAAAGCAGGTGGCATTCGCATACTTACTGATGTACCCCTGGAATCCACTGATTAGGAGAATTGGCCTCCTATTGCTATCAACTACTGACCCCATGGGGAAAGAGGAAACCCCGTGTTCTGACGAGGGGGTGAAATATGTCGGGGATCCTATTGCCGCATACAGGGATGTATGGGGGCACAAATTAGAGGATGTAGGGCATGTCGATCAGTCGCAGTTATCCCGGATGAACTATAGCATGACTTACTTAGGGATCTGGAAACCAAAGACGAGCCAGCGACTAGTCGAACAGTGCTGTCGGCTGGCCGAGAAAAACAATTGTGTGGCACGTGCAGATTCTCTAATTAAGAAAAAGGTCAAGATCACCTATGACCCGGGGATAGGAGCGGCTCAAGTTATTCGTAGGTGGGAAGAGCTGGAGTGGACCAGAAGGAAACCCGAATTCACCAAAGTAACTGCGGAAGATGACCTCTTCCTAGTCCTTTTTAAGAGACTGTCAAAGTACATTTTTCAGAAAATTAAGTTCATGCAGAAGATGTTCACCCCTTATTAAGTGGGGGGCGCTTATTTAAATGCAGCCAGTATCTGGTGGGTATAAGACTTGTGTGAATAAAATATACAACTGAAAGGGGCAAGTGGCCGTATAGGCTGGGGCGATCGCCGTACCCCCCCTTTACCAGGCGCCTCAACCCCATGTACCATGGGGTTGTTGTAAATACTTGAATGAATGGAGTAATACGGGTAATGGACTTACAAGCCAGTATTGCCCCATTTGCTTTATAGTGGTGACGAGATATC